CATGAAAAAGGGCGTCTTATGCCCACAAAAGCGAGTGCAGTTCGAGCAGCTATTAACACACGCGTTGGTTAACTCAATCTGGATTGTATCCATATCGCAAAGTGCTCTCATTATGCTATCCTCCATTGAGTTAACATTTTTTGCATCTCTACTACCTTCTGCTCGATGGGCATTGTGTAAGCATGCCAGCACCAAGGACCACCTCGTGGGAAGCCGTACTGCTCCGTAAGCTTCCAAGCGGAGATGAACTTAAGTCCGTATTTCGCTATATTCCGACTGCACACATAATCATCAATGAGGTGACTAGGTTGGATTACTCCACTAGCTATCTCATCGACGATGGGAAAGATATTGTCTACTGCTTCCTCGCGGGTGAGGTCATCGAGAGGCTTCCATAGTTCAATGCACCAATCACTGGCCATTGTGAACCAATTACCACTGCCGATGTGCCGTCCATCGCGACGGAAGAAGCGATCATACCTCCAACGAATTGGAGCAAAGTCCTGACCGAAGTGTAAGACTGTATCTCTCGCGAGGAAGGTGGTAAAGTCCGGCATGTCTGGGTGGATCAATGCATCTGAGTCGATGTAGATGTTCCAGTCGTGACCACCGATCTTAGCGAGATCGTAGATTTGAAACTTCTCATAAACCGGTGGCCACTCTGGATACTTTCTAGTGTTGATAATAATGAAGTCCGCTTGGATCTTCTGTGCATACCTTTGAATGAGAGGATACGTTATCGCCGTTATCTCTGAAGCGTAGTCGTCTACGTTGAGAGTGTAAATTGCTTTTCTAATTTTCTTTTCCCACATCGCCAGTAATCTCCTTAGGTTAAAGGTTAGTAACCGTAGGCTACGAAACGCACTGCGGTTAGTGCAACGAGGTTTGCTGTATTAGACACTTCTGTACCGGCGTATTGGCCTACCGCACCAGCACCTGCGATTTCTGTCTGGCTGTTGGCTACTACAATAGTATTATTTGCCCCTGCCACACCACCATTTGCTTGAGTGGCAAACGGAACCANTACTTTGATCTTCGTATTAGACTGATCGTATTGGAACAAATAACCGGAGTTCTGCTCGCAGATTATCTGCTTACAGGATTTGAAGTGTCGTGTGATCCCATTCGCGCCGTTCGCAAGTTCGCCACCGGTTGGGTAGCTACTATCGAATGCAATCGAACCACTAATCGTTTTGAGACTAGACCCAATCTTCTTCGCTCGTGGGTAATCAAGAGTTACAGTTATAGACATAATAGACCTCCTTCTCCTACAGTTTGAGATCGATTAATGCCCAGTGGTCATTGGCGCTGTTGGCTATACAAATACCAACGGGATATTCCTCCTCAGAAGCCCCATTCGCTCCTGGTCCGCACGCACCGTCAACAGTTTCCGAGGTGATAACAATATCACCATTAACGACAGTGCCTTCTACTTCTACAGCACAAGGACCTCTTGTTTGGAACCAAGCATAGTAATTGGCAAGGACTATTTGAGTAGCTACTCCCACAATATCCCCAGTAGGAGGACTACCGTGAATAACCACTGCTCTGCATGGGTGCGGCATGATAGATGCCTTGGAGGTGGCTGCGGCGATATTGGCACGGAGTTTATCGTAAAGTGCCATGTTGCCGTTAGCGTTAGCTGCAATTGCTGCGTGGCTCTTTATTTTATAACAGTGTCCATTACCCGCACCGGTATTGATCCACAGATATCCTTCAGCAAGAGCGTTAGCTGTATTTGCCAGGGTAGAATCCCCCATGGTAATACTAACCTCTCTAGCCCCAACATTAGCGTTAGCGGTTATTGCNAGATTAGCGTGGTTAGCCACAACTGGAGCAACACCTTGGTAAATACTGCCCGCTACGGTATTTGCCGCTCCATTCTTCGCGTAGATGAACTCTCTTCCGTCTCCCAACTTCCTGATAGTACCAAGACGGTGCTTTTGAGTAGCCGAGGTTTCATACAACCCCTGAACGAACAGTTTGGGATTGGTCTCGGTGAACTCACCAAATCTTTCATNTGNCATTTGTTTTCTCCTTCTTTTGGTTAGTAAGGTGCTCTAAGGGAACTTAATCCAATAGAGGTTCGAGTTAAGCTGCGATGCCAGTTAGTACTTTATGACACACAGCGCGGGTGGTGATAAGGTTCAACGTGCAGACAATCTGCGCGACCTTGTCGAAGGGCTGGTCTGGGATCTGCTTCCAGTCNGTCATCTCCATGTANAAGGCTTCATCNCANACCAGTTTGAGGTACTGCGGGTTGATGAAGTACATATAACCGCTCGGTGCAGATGGACACCAGATCAGCGGTTTGCCTTTAAACTGGATTGAATCAAACCCAGCATCCGCCAACATCGTGTTGCTCAACTGCTTCAACTCCATACACACATCCTCATAGAGTTCGAAGGATGTCTGATCCGTGACAAGGACGATGTCCTTCAACTCGGATTTGGAGTACTTGATGATGTCGTTGAGGCACGTGCGCATATCGCTGACGAGGTAAACTGCAGCAGCACCACTGGCTGTTTTCTGCTGGTTCTGCCACCAGCTGTAGGTGGCTCGGTTAAGGCCGTGAACGGTTCCGGTGGTGGGCGAAGCGGAGATGAGATTCTGCAGACCATTCGGCTCGTTATCGCCAGTACCATCGGCGAACATAACTCGCTCTAAGTCTTCTACTAGTGACCTCTCCGCAGCGTTCAACTTGGTGTTGACGTAGTTAATCATAGCGGCTTTGCTACGGTTCTTCTGGTCGTCTGTGAACCATCTCACTACGCTAGTTGCAACATACTTCCAGTCTTCATACGTCATGGTTAACAGTTCACTGTCCTGAATAGGAACAGTCGAGCCTTTCCCAATCCACCGTGTGGTCTCGTTACTTCCATACTCAAGTGGAACTTCAATCCGTCTTGATCCAGTGATGTTCTCTACATGTCCCTTCTCACGGAGCCAGAAAATCAAAGGGGTCTTGAGGAATGCTTGTTCCACAGCTGTGTTTTTTCTATCCGCCCACGTAGTGACAAATAGATCATCAACAGTCTGGGTCCAGGTTTCTGACATTGTTAATCTCCTTTATCTCTTATCTGTTAAATTGATGTTTTATCTTTACCAACTACCTTATCCCACGCGTTGTTAGCCGCTTGACGAAGTGTAACTGCCCGTGCAATTCCCTCAGTGGTACGCATAGACGGTCCTGGTTTCTCTCCAGTAGGCTGACGAGGAGGTAATCGCAACATCTTCTCAGTCCGTGTGAGAGGAGTGGAGTCGCTTTTAGATGCTCCTTCTCCCTTCGTCTTTGCTAAAGCATATGCATCTTCAATGGATAAAGTAGGATTTGCCGATGCTATCTTTCGAATGGCTTTTTCGAAATCCCAGAAGTCTTCGAACTTCTTACTCGTGCGGTCAATTTCATCCATTACTCGGAGGGATTCAACAGCTACTTCTAGCGACTTGATCTTCTTCCCACCCTGCTCGTTTATTACATCAACGATAAACTGAGCGAGTTGGGAGTTGGTCATGCTATCAATAGCTGCTGCATCCATTGGAGGTGTGGAAGGTGGTGTTACCCTCTTTCCTTCCTCTAACAATGAATCGAGATCGTCCTCAACATCATCGCCTTTTGAAGGTGCGGTTCGTACATGTGTACTAGCCTCAAGCTCGGTTATCCTATCGAGCAAAGCATTGTAGATTTCCGGTTCGAGAGATATTGTGTTATCTCCACTACCGCCGCCGCCTTCATTACCCTGACCATCGCTGCCAGCCTTTGTATCTTCGCCAACATTCATTATACACTCCTCCTTACTCTTCTTTGTTTATATTATTAAGACGATCCCGCTCTTTTAAGAAGTGCGCAGGAAAGTCACGTAGCATCATTCGGTAAGCCGCGTCTATTAATTTCTTCGTCCAGAGCCCTGTGAATTCTGTTTTCACTCGGCCCTCGTCAATGAGGACTTTTACACTAGTGACCTCGGGAACTGTTACTTGTCTCTTCGCTGGCATCTTTAATCCTCCTTTATAGTTACTTCGTAGAACCAGTAGCCCTTTATCAACTTATTCGAGTACTCTCCATGCACAGGAAGAGCATGGATGGTTTTTAATACTCGACGGATTTTATCCATCTCTTCTTCAGGAGGACGACCTTTATCTCGACGCATTAGCATTATCCTATCAGGATAGAGAGGGACAGTGCTTACCACATACTCCGCGTCGAGGTAGTAAAGTCGACAACCATCTTCTAATCTAAAGCTCTGCTGTACACTCCGTGCTTCTTGCATAATTCCCTCAGGTGGTTTTTGCTAGTCACTTCAATTGGCGTTCCGTCAAAGTCTTCGTTGATGTGTGGGTGGAACCAATCACGGTTCGTGCCGGTGAGGAGTATTTTCACCTGCCCACCACACCCACAGCGGAGAGTGTCTAGTTCCGCTACATGGCAGGTGACTTCGAATTCTTTATAGCAATCTAAGCATTGTACGTCGTAAAGTGGCATTACCGATTCTCCACGTTTTTCTTAAACTGGTCGAAGGGAAGAGGCTTGCTTGGCGAGGTTGGTGTACGTCCACCACCACTGCCTCTCCCGCCACCACTTACTGGAGCTGCACCGCCACTGCCTGGTATCGCTGGACTCGGCTGCCTACCTGNACTCAACTCCTGCGGAGGACCNCCGTAGACGTTTTGCATTAACATATTCACTCGTGGATCTACCATCGCGAAGTTATCGAGAACGATCGTGCGAAGTAAGAGTTGATCGATTAGCTGATCACCGCCAAACATCTTCAGGAGATTAACACTCATCTCAGTGCGCATCGCCCGGCTTATAGGAATACCGCTCTCGGCATCGACGCTTAAGAGATAATGCCCCTTAAGCTGGTCACCAGTGAAGGTTATCCAATCCGGCATACCCTCTGGCCCGACTACTTGGATGACTCTTTCCTCCGACCAGAACTTGAAGATCATCTGATTCCACTTACGCACGATGCGAACGATGACATCGGCGACAATGTCTCGACGTTCGTCAACTCGCTGTTCGAAGGACTCTGCCACGATCATACTTTCACTGGCTGTTTTCCCGTGATAGGGACTGAAGGAACCTTCTTGGTTCTGGCTGAAGCCAAGTTCTTCTCTCATGGCGTTTACGTAATGCGCGATGCTGTTGGCGAAATCTGGAGGTACGTGAGGCTGGAGGATAGTAATCGCCGCTTGAATGTTATCCATATCACCCTCGATACCTACTGCTGGACCGACGGTGCCACTAAGGAGACGCTCTAGCTGATCTGGCTTGATGGCTCCGATCTTGTAAAGAAACTTGATCAACGCGATCTTGCGATGTTGACTTTCCTGTGTGCTAGCTTCGTTTATCTCTTCCTGCTGTGGAGCGAGGATATGGGCGTCAGGAATGCTCCAGAAGAACTCCGGATCTGGGTTGAAGCTAATGAACTCCCACGGGAGACCTTCGTTTGTCTGGAGGATATCGGGAGTGGATAGCAGGCAGTGGCCTTCACTAAAGACCATAAGCTGGTGGGTCTTAACATCCCTCACCTCGAAGAGCTCTCCGTAGACGATGCCTTTGTCGTTGGTACGAGGACGGAAGTTCTTTCCTTTCTGGTTTAATGCATCGATGGAGGGAGTACGCGTGCCTACTAACTGGTCAGTATTTTGATATTTCTGATCCTTCTTAATGTCATCAAGCGGGCGGAGGATGTAATGACAAATCCAAGGGAGAGAAGTGTCTTCCGTAGAACCCCAAGGAACGATGACTTCATCAGGGCGAGCGCGTAATGCCCATGGCATACCTTCCTTCACGACGGAACTGTACTCGATGTATTCGTTATCGTCTTTACGGCTGAATTGAGTTGCGGTTTCACCGCTGTCGCCGACAGCTTGCTCTGGGATGTAACCGAACTCACTATCGTAGCCGAGCTTGATTGGGCCAACGCCACAAAGGTAACTATCGAGGACGGAGGATTTGATAGTCTGCTTCAACAACACTTCTTTTATCAGCGCATTGTCAATGGCCTCGAGAACCTTCGCGTGGATCACGAGAGATGGGTGAGTTGCGGTGACAGTCACTCTTGGTGCACGGAAGTACACTCGCGGCATCAATAGGCGGCCGTAACTGAAGATCTTATTTATCGGAACCACTCCCTGCGCCCAGTTACCTCGGTAGTATTGACGATACGCCTCCCATTTATCAATGGTGGAGAACTTCTTCCGGTAAGCAACACCGGCTTTTATTTCTTCCATCCAACCCTTGGCGAAGGTATCAATCCTTTGACTTTTTGTTTGAGCCATTATTTTAAATCCCTTACGATTTTTATCACACCCTCTTTCTCGAGGATAGTTGCATACTCGCTAGGGAGGGAGAGGTACTTACTTCCCTTCTTCACGAGAGTGTAGGCTGGTGCGTCAACTCCACCTTGCGTCATTTGTTTCATGTATTGAGAGTAGTTGTCTTTTATAGCGCTGACTGTCTGAAATGGAGGCATTCTCCTCTCGTGGTAGTCGAGACTCTTCAACGCCTGGAGGAAGCGATCACCTCCGGATTTCGTCCCGAGCTCAGTCATCTTCGCCTGAGTTCCTTGCGTACGCATTAGGTTGCTGACGACATCCTTCGTAACGGGAATGATGGTGTCGTCTTCTAAGACGATATGGCGAGTATCGCCTTTAGCCTTCGTTATTGACTTAATAACACCGTTCATGAAGGTAGTGCCTTTTAATGCTCCACTCGCTCGGCTTTCTGCGGCTTTACTCACATCGCCCAACATCTTTACACCTCGTTTTGATGTGCCTTTTATTAACGCGCGGATTGGGAAAGCTTCTGCTGTATCTTCATCTAGCTGACTACCGATTATACCTGCTCCGGTAATTCCTCCAGTTTTTAGAAGCTGCTTTAAAACTGTAGCTCTCGCACTAGGCATTAATCCACCCCCACTCTTCGAGCTGGTACTTGACTTCCATNACCTTCGCTTCTTCGGTGGTACCGAGAGTGAATAACGCTGGATCGAGGGTTATGTTATTGAACGTGCGCATCACGCGACGATTGCACTCGCGTAGTGAAGTACCTCGAGAGGTGATCCAGCCTACTAACGAATCATTGTTGTAGGAGAAACACTCTGCTTTCCCACCACGCTTCATGGTATTGCGCAATAGCACGTGAGGTCGTGCTGGTTCGGGAATGTCTAGTAAGGTGATCCCATCCCACCATATCCAATGTTGCTCAGAGGTGAGCTTTAGCGGAGCGCTCACTGCTTTGCCGGTGTACCACTCCTCCAGTGAGGGAGCGGTGCCATTAGCGAGAGCGTAATAGAAGTCNAACAACGGCGTGCGNATTAACTCAGCAAAAGCAAGGTGTAATGGATGCGCTAGGCTAGTAAGACAGCGAGCGAAGAAGATCACCTCTTTCGTGCAAGCTACGTCTAGCGTGAGGGGCCCATGGTAGGAGGCCTTCTCGAGGAATGCACTGAGTTGATAGAAAGTGGCTTGGATCAATTTATCGTCTAAAACGAACCAACTGTACTCGTTTAGAGTGTAGAGAAAGGGACCGAGCCACTCCTTCCCGTTAAACCATCCCGTAGCGAGGAGGTGATGCTCGAGGAGGTTATCGCTTATCGTACAGGGTAAGAGGTCGTTGCCTTTAACCTTCACCAATTGCCGGAGGAGAGCGTTATCACTTGTTGTACTCTTGAAGTAAAAGGAGGGGGCGCTGTGCTCAAGACATTTGGGAGTGGCCTGAGCCAGCGCCGTGTGGAGGGTGGGGAGGTCGGTGATAACGGTACTAGCCTGCAATTGGATGTTGCTGGATAGCTTTATTAATTTGTTTGCGTAAGCCGGGTCAGTTTCCATACGCGAGTGGTAACTACTGCCACCGATTAGTGGACGACGGTCTTTTAAATCCTCGCAGAGGTAAGCGTAGTAAGGGTTGCAGTTTATTATCAAATCATACTGCTCAACGGAAGCGAAGGGATCATCAATGCGGGTGGGGTTGCGATAACCCTCGAGAGTGTGAGTAAGCTCTTTCTCATAGACTTTTACAAGATGTCCTTGAGTCGTGAGGAGAAAGGCTAGTGGGATGCCTTGCTGTCCGAGTATCAATATAGACGCCATGCTGTTAATTCCACCTCGCTGCTTGATGTCCGTAGTTACTAAAAGCAATCCTTCGTGTTGTTATATTAGAGAGTACATCGTCTAGGGTGTAGCTCATGTAGTTCGGTCTCTCTTTCGTTTCGACGACTATTGGCTGCTCGAAATCTCTTCGAAGGAAAGCGAACTTCCGCAAGCCCAACATCGCCAGGCCAGTCGCGATGACGAGGTTATCTTCCTTGCCTCCCATCTTTCCACTCTCTGTCTCCTCGAAGTTCTTCAGCTCTTTGACCGTCTGCACTCCATAGAGGGTAATCTGATCAAGGTCTTCTATCATCAGCCCAACGAGCGCGTGTTTGTTAGTGGCGGTGTTATTCCATCCGTAGATGGGTGGAGTCGTGGCCGTTGCGTATTTACGCTTGTAGATGCGATCCTTCTGGTAGTTATCACGAAGGTAGGGGATCACCGCTGCTCCGTGGTTGTTACTTTCTGTCACGAGGAAGGCGTCGTTGTACTGCTTACCGAGCTGACAGGTGAGTTCGCCAAAGCGAATTGGGTTAATGCGATTGTAATGAAGCTCGAGGACTTGCTCACCGGTTTCGACACAGAAGATCGTAATCGCTGCGTCGTCGTTGCCAGTACCGCCGCTCGGATCGCCTCCGAGGACGTAGTGGAAAGTTGGTTGTGGGTGGGTTATTAACTTGTAGATGTAAAGCCCGTCGAGTTGGAGAGCCTGCCAGGAGGGATTGACACGCAATTGCACGTTGTTGAAGATCGCACCGCTTGTAGCCTGAAAACATTCGCTCGGCTCACTAGGGTACTCCTGCTGCATCATCGAGAGGTTCTCTCTCAACTCTCGAAGTTTCCACTCATACCAAGCCATCTTCTGATCACTCAATGACCACTTATGCTGCAGGTCGTTGAGGTAGAAGTTATGCTGAGGTGTATCTGCTTTCCAGCTGCTCACTGGTAGTTGATATTCTTCGTCTTGAAACCAAGGGAAGAACAGTCTTGTGAAGCCCATCGCCTCGGCATTCTCCCAAGTGTAGTAAAAGTCATTATTACGTCCATTGCCAGTGCTCTCGATGTAAATACGTCCGCTGTACGGAACAGCTTGGAAAAGGCCGACGGTTAGCTTCTCCGTCCCTTCCCAGAAGGCATACTCACTACAGTGGAGATCGGTGATCGTGTCACCTCTACCGAAAGCGCGGCTACCGGCTGTACCAATGTAGAAGGCACTATCACGAAGTGGGAAGGTCATTTCCTTACGGCTGTTAGTACCGAAGTTCGGAGGTGGACCGTTCATGTGTTTGAAGTAGTAATCGACACTGTCGAGGAGACGTTGAGTAGCACTACTCTCGTGGCTGATGACAACTGCGTGCGTACCTTCCTTACCGAGACAGCGGATCGAGAACTTCGCGAGGATGCCACGACTGAAACCTTTCTGGCGAGCTTTCGCGATGATAACACGTGCACGTCCGAAGGGATTGTCAACTGCGTCGAGTGCCAGTTGCGCGGGTGAGAGGATAAAGGGAACCTTCACCCCATCTTTATTGAGGATGTGGAAGAGAGCTTGGATTGTTTGAACTTCTGTACTCACCTATTAATCTCCGTAATAGTCAGGATTTCCAAATTCTCCATACAGCTCGGGATGTTCAGCTCCTTGATTAGGTCTTACCAACTTCTTTTTACGAAGTATTCTTTGCACTTGCTTTGC